CCGCGCCTTGGCTAAAGTGTTCGACAAGAACGTCTTCCGTCAAATCATTAAAGCCGCCCGCGACACTGGCTCTGCACCGTTCCCCGGTGGTGAGCGTGTGATCGACAGTGCACTCGCCGCTACCGGTGGTGTGTACAACGGCAAGGACTGGATCGACGCGATCCGCGACGCCAACATCAAGCTATATAACAAGGATGTCCCCGAAGATATGCCGCGTTACTTGGCTGTTAAGGCTGAAGTCTTTGATGCGATTAAGTTCGCCAAAGACGGCGACGGTAACTACATGATCTTGAACCGCGATTTCCAATCTACCGATATTGGTGGTGGTATCAACAAGCGCGCAGAGAGCATTGTTATCGACGGTGTAACCGTGGTTAAATCTCGCAACATCCCCGGCTCGGACGAGTCTGCCGCCACCGACGTGTACTCTAAGTACCGTGGTGACTACAGCACGACCGCTGGTGTGATGTGGTGTCCTCAAGCTGTGGCTACGGTCAAGCTGTTGGACATCAGTATGGAAACCGAGCGCGACGTTCGCCGCTTGGAAGACTTCATGGTCTCCAAGATGTTCGTCGGACACGGCACCATGCGTCCAGAAATGGCTGTGGAATTTGCCACCGCCTAATTCTCATTCGAGAAACAACCAAGGGCTACTCCTGCTTACGCGGGGGTGGCCCTTTTTTTTGAGGTATCAGAGATGCTTACAAAACTAGATGCAGTCAACATTGTTCTCAATGCTATTGGCGAAACACCGGTGTCCTCCCTGACCTCTGGTCTCCCTGACGCTGAGTCTGCTGAGTCAAAATTAGACGGGACAATTAAAGAAGTTCTGTCCAAAGGATGGCACCAAAACCTTGAGCGCTCAATTGTGATGAGCCGAAACAAGGATGGTGAGATTGTTGTTCCCCGTCAATATCTACGTGTGGACACTGTAGGGCGTGACGAGTCTATCAACGTAGTTATTCGCAAACAGTCCGGTAAACGGAAGCTGTTTGATGTAGCAAACTACACATACAAAATCAGTAAAGATGTGGTCGTCGATGCAATCATTGAGATTGAATTTGATGCACTCACATTTGAACTACAAAACTATATTGCGATGCGTGCGGCACGTAAGTTCCAAGAGTCCGCAATGGGCTCTGCCGCACTCGATGGCTTTGCTGTTCGACAGGAACAGGAAGCATACGCGGCGTTAATGGACGCAGAGGCTGAGAGTGAGGACAACAACATCCTCCGAAACAGCGCCCACGTCTTCTACGCCACATACCGCAATCACCCACTATCTGGGAGGTAACTCATGGGTAAACTGGTCGAGCAGTCTATCAAGACTTTATATCAAGGCGTCTCACGTCAGCCGGATCCTGTGCGACTGCCCGGTCAGGTTGAAGAGGCGGATAACATTCTGGTTTCAGTCGTGACCGGCGGTATTGAAAGCCGCCCCTCTTCGCGCCACCTCCGCACCTTTGAGGGTATATCTAAGGACGACACACCGGCTGTCTACGCGTATAGTCGAGACAACCTCGAGCAATACATGATCGTCATCAACAACGGCGACCTTCGTGTGTTTGACTTGAAAGGTGATGAGAAGGTTGTGGCCTTCCCGGACGGTAAGGAATACATCACCGGACTCACGTCACAAGACGTGTCTTTCGTGACCATCGCCGACTACACGATCATTGCTAACCGCAATCTAAAGACCCGGATGTTGCCCTCGGCTTACATCCCCGTCCATGATGCATTGATCAACGTACGTACGACTAACTCATCTACCAACTACGCAATTAAGATCATCAAGGATGGTGTGACTTACAACATCTGGTCGATGACAGTTACTAACGCCCAGAGTGCTACTCAGATGGCCGACCACATCATGGCCAATACGACACTACCGCCGGGCTTCACGTTCGAACGTACCGACACCACAATCTATTTGGTTGGTGATGGCCCCTTCGAGATCCAACACCTCGGCTCAGATCCAACGTATGGTCCTTGGACTATGGGTGACGTGGTGTCCGATCGTGTTTATCTTCCGATGACTGCACCAGAGGGTTACCCTATACGCATCGGCGGCAACATCGATGGTGACCAATATGGCTATTGGGCTTCTTATTCTAAGGCAGATGGTGGCTGGATTGAATGTCCAGATCCATACGAGCAGAACGAGTTTGACTCACGAACGATGCCTCACTGGCTTATACGTAACGCTGATGGCACATTCACCTTCCAAGAGGGTGAATACACTCCTCGGATTGCTGGTGACATTGAAACCGTCCCACACCCCGACTTTGTCAATAACGAGATCACCTCTCTCGTGTTCCACCGTAACCGGTTGGGCATCGTGTCTGGTGAGACTGTGTTCTTCAGTCAGGCGGGTAAGTACTTTAAGTTCTGGCCGGACTTCGCTACGCAGTCGTTGGACTCAGACGCCTTTGGTCTGACGGTGTCTTCAGAAACCGTGAACAACCTACAGCACGCGATCGGGTTCCGTAAGTCACTCTTCTTGACGTCTAACAAGGCGCAGTACGAAGTGTCTGGTGCACAGCTATTGACGCCTTCAACCGCGTCCGTTGACTTGTCCACCACCTACCTCACTGAGAAGAAGTGTAAGCCAATCACGTTGGGTAACACGTTGTACTTTGCGGCCCAGTCTGGTCGTGACGCTATCGTGTTCGAATACCAGTACGACGATAACTCGGTGTCTAACGTGGCGGCTGACGTCACGCTACACGCGCTTGGTTACATCCCGGCCCCCATCATTCGCATGACTGGTGACCCTACTAACGATATGTTGATGTTGCTGGCAGAGCGGGATCGCTCAAGTCTGTTTATCTATAAGACATACGTCGATGGTGACACCAAGGCTCAGTCTGCTTGGGCGCGCTGGACCTACGGTGATGACGCTTCTATCAAATGGATGGAGGTTATCGATGGTGAGTTGTACATGATCCTATCGCGTGGTGATAGTGTCTTCTTTGAAAAGACGTTCTTACGTTACGAACTCTCACAAGAGAAGCACCCCTATCAGATCTCTATGGATCGTCAGGCGACCGTTGCCGGTGTTTACGACCCCGCAACTGATACCACGACATGGACCACACCCTACCCACATCGAGACAAGTCACGCGTTGTTCTATCGACTGATTTTCCTGATGGACTTGTTGGTGAAGTGTTAACTGTAAAGTACCCAACACCCACAACAATCACGACAAACGGTGATTACACACTAGGTGATGTGATAGTTGGGGAGGTCTTTACGTCTCGTGTGCTTCTTTCAAAGATGTACCCACGAGATCCGCAGAACATGAGGACAACCATTACAAGTGGTCGTTTTCAGCTTCGGAACATAACATTTAACTACAAAGAAACCGGCTTCTTCAAGGTGGAGATAAAGCCTGAGTTCCGCTCAAGCAGAACCCACGCCTTCACTGGTCGTATTGTTGGCTCTGGTGACAGCCGTATTGGCATCCCGGCAATCTCAGCCCTCGGAACATTTCGAGTACCTGTGATGTCTCGTGGCGATACGGTCAAGCTGACCATCTTAAATGACTCAGAAAAACCAATGAACATTACATCAATCGACTACGTCGGATTCTTTAATGAACTAACCAGACAGGGGTAAACATATGTGCACTGGCGCAGAACTAATGCTTTTGCAGATTGGTACCTCGGCTGTTGGTGCGATGGTGGCTATGGATCAGGCGGACCAAGCCGCCTCCCGAGCAAACCAACAAGCACAAGACACATACAAAGCGGCCGAGGAGCAAACCAAGGCTCAGTATGCCGAGACCAATCGGAAGCAAGCAGAAGCGGCCATCGATAAGATGGATCAGCAGTCCGACAGGATACGTCAGGCTAACGAGGCTCTGGGCACCATGCGTGCCACAGAGACCGCGTTGTCTGACTCCAGCCTTGGGACAATTCTGTTCGAGAGCGCATATGGTGATGCTCTCAACTACACACGCATCGATGAGTCATTCCGCCGTGAGTTTGCGGCTCTTGAGACCGAGAAGTACGCGGCTGAACAGTCGTACATCAATCGAACAACTCAGGCCAAGAACCAAGCTGAGAATGCAATCATGGAATCCAATGCTCGTAAGACAAGTGCCATCCTCGGTGCCGTCGGGTCTGGGTTGCAATTTAAAGCACAAGATGTGGCAAATACAAAGATGTTAAACACCATCTCTGGTATCAAATCATAAAGGAGTAGTGTTATGGCACGAATGGCTAGGACACAGACAAACATTCAAAGCGCAGGTGGCTTGGCTTCTGTCTCAACACAACGCTTCAACCACGTTGTTCCAGAGGTGGCTGGAGCCTCAGACGGTAAGGATCCGTTTGCTGGTGATCTGACCAACGCCTTCAATAACTTCTTCGGTAAAGTCAGCGGGGCCATCTCCTCGATGCAACAGGCCGACCAGTTCGTGAGGCAAGAGGACGCTAAGAAATACGCAACCAACATGAAGCAAGAGGCGTTCGCCTACGGTAATCGGCAGTCCTCCCTAAACCAAGGGATGACCCGGGACCAAGCGATGACGACGCTTCAGAACGATCCCAACATCACAGAGGCACAGCGGAATAACACCCACTTCCTCACAGCCTATGCTCAGACAGTTGGAAGCAACACAGGTAATCACCTGTACGCAGACTTCAAGTTGGCACAGGCGGGGCAGAACCCAGCCACCTTCGAGGCCAACGCGGCTAAGTTTTGGCAGGAGAACTACGGCCAAGGTACGGGTGATCCAACCTTCGACTCCTATATGCAGGAGGCGTGGACGCGTAACTATGAGAATGATCGTGTTGAATCCGCAAAGGCTGTTGTCACTCAACAGCGGGCGCTGACAAACGAAGCAATCAACACCAGTGTTGACCTTCGTGTCGGACAGTCTGACTTCGGTCTCACTGACATCTCGACAACGTCAGACGCACTGCGGGCTAACAACCCAGCACTGACGCCCGGTACCGCCATGTCTATGGCGTTGGGTATGTATAAGAATGCGGCGGTTGCTGAAGGTCCTCGGGCCACGCAACGCTTTCTAGCACTACTACACCAACAGCCCAGCGCTGGTGTGACGCCTGAAGGTGAGCCGGTTTCTGGTCAATCTTTCGCACAACAGTTCCCCACTCAGACAGCACAGATTGAGATGGAGACTGAGCAACTGACCAACGCGTATATCACACGCGCAGGTCAAGAGCGTGTGCGTGCTGTCTCTACGGCCTTCACGCAGTTGATGGCCTCAGACCCTGATGAAGCGGCGCAGTTACAAAACCTAGCCACATTCAAGCAAACCCAGTTGGCGGCTCTTGAGAGCCAGCCCGGCATGGGTACGGCCTATGAAACACTTCGTAAGCAGATTGAGACTAAAGAGAACGAGTTGATCAACTACGGCGTTGGTATGAACCGCATGGATGCTCTGGCCGCTGGTCAAGTGTCTGGTGGCTTAGATGCAACCGAGACAAAGAAATATGCTTCGGAGTGGTTACAACGGGAAGCTAACCTAATCACCGGTAATCCCAACATGGGTGATGCCGCTGTGTCCGAAAGGGCCGGCACTTTCCTGAAGCACGTGTACGACAACTTCGGCACTGCCGCCCTCGATGGTGATACTAAGCAAATGATCTTGCGTGGTGTCATGTCAGAAGATCCAGCCGCCGCCGCGCGTACGGTTCAAGCACTTCAGATCATGGACCCTTCAGGTCGTATTGGTCGCGCTTTGCTTGCTGATGACTCAATGGCTTTGGCTAAGTTCAACGCCATGACTAACGGTGGTGTTCCTACTGGTGACACGTCGATGACAACGTCAGCGGTTCGTTTCAGCACGCAAACTCAGGCCGGTGTTGAGTTAATCAATCGTGCCGGAGGTATTCGTAAGTTCTTGTCGGGTCAAACTGACGCGGCAAAAGCAAACACATACTTCGACGATAACTTCGGTGCGTCAGCCCGTGCGGATGCTCTGGATGCGGCTCAAGGTAATCGTCACTGGTTTACAACCCCATCACTTGGTGCGGCGGTTGATAAAGCAATGCAAGATAACATTGAAGCTGTGACGGCAGAACGTGCTGGGCGCGGTGCAAGCATTGATGACCATGAAGGTATTCTTCGCGAGGCCGCACAGCGGACGTCGTCAGGTGTCATGTACGACAACGGTGTTTACAGTCTCATCACTGAGACGCCAGCTATTCGTAGAGACGCCGAAAACAAACTGATCATTCCTCTTGGTAACGCTATTCGCAACCCCTCAACAGGGGCGGCGGAGGACACCGTAGAGACTATGCGTAACGACATTGAACTTGTCACCACGGCCATGTCAAACCTGACTGACGCCAACGGTAACACCTTCTCCGATATGTACTATGAGTCACCACGAGACCTCGCAGAGATCAATGGTCGCTTGTTGTTCAACGGCGCTACGCGCTCAGTCGTGTCCTTAGATGTTGGTGTGCCTTTGACCATGCAAGAACAATTCCGAGAGGATGGTTCACGTCGTGGTTGGTTCTCTCGCTGGGGCACTGACAACATTCAACTAACTGGTGATCCTGCGCGTGATCAGATCTTGGTAAACCGTTACATCAACCCGGCAATCAGCCTACGGCCTGTCCGGACAATGGTTAATGATGGTCAGGGAAATGTCAGTTCACAGGTTGTTTCATATCAGATGGTCTTAACACCACGCCTGACAGGAACGACCAAGATGACTGAGGCTGAACTGCAAGAAGCGATCATCAAGGATCCAAGAAACGCTCAAGCACACTTTGATGAATTGATCAACAGGTACGAGGGGATGAACATCGCCCCGTAATTAACAGGAGTAATTATGCAAACACTATCGGGTCATGCCAAAAACTCAAAAGTAGATCTAACCCGTCTACAGGGCATCACAGACCCAACAGTGTATCGGGCGGAGTATCACAAGGCTATTCGTGAGAATCTTCAGTCAGGGGGTTTTCTCCCTCCGGCTGAAGGTCTCACGACCCCTGTGCAAGACGCTGACGATACGGGGTCATTTTTCAAAGATACCGTTAACAAGATCACCAACTATGCCGGGGTGAAAGCCTTCGACACCAAGGGTGAGTCTTATGAAAAGAACCGCTTCAACTTCATTACGGCTGAAGAAGGCTACCGTGACGGAGTCTATCGAGACTCTCGTGGTCTCAGAACTATCGGCTATGGCTTCAACCTAGACGATCCAAATAACTTTGCGCTGGCCGGTAAGGTGCTAAACCTTTCACCAAAGCAAATGAGTGCTATCCGCAATGGCCGTCAGAACATCACCGTCCGACAAGCACAAGTCTTGTTTGAGGCTAGTGTTGGTCAAGCTGAGAACGTAATCAACACACGTCTCAAAGGCGTCCCACTTCGAGCCAACCAACGCATGGCCCTTGTATCTATGGCCTACAACAGCCCATCGCTGATTGGACCAAAGATCACTAAGGCCTTGAAAGAAGGTAATGGTGAGGCGGTGATGCACGAGATCCTGAACAACTCAAACCGCCGCAAGATTCGTGGTCTTCAAAAGAGACGCGAACGTGAGGCGTCAATGTTTACAGGACACTCTAAAGAGACACCCAACCTTTCAGAGATGTTTGGCATCTCGACCGCAAACGCGGCCACCATAACACCTGCCAAGCGCCCGCCTATACTGCCGAGCCAAGATAACTCTGACGACGTCCTCGATCCAGAGGCCTTCGCCATCGAACAGGCAAAAGCAATCACCTACGCCAACACCAAGGTTTCATTCCAAGGTCAAGACGTCTTCAAGGCTAATGGTGAGAAGGTGGTGGGCACTGAGCACGCAGGTGCGGCACATATGCGTATGTTCTTGAACGATATGTACCACAGCGCCCACCGCCGGAATGCGCAAACTAACTCTGACATGGTTGATGGAATTCTGAAGCAACCAGAACGTAAGACACTCATAGACTTTGACCAGACCACGTACGACGCTTCGTACTTCTCTGGGCCAGAACTGAGCGCCCTCTACTCTGTAATTGGCCGCTCTGCCCGCCGCCTTGGTAATACTCGTAAAGGCTATGTCACGTACACCAACGACGACAAGAAGGGCCCTGACGATTACGAAAAGGGTATGCGAGATGTTGCGTGGAGTTCTAACGAACTGAACCTGACAGGCGGAGACTCCGAAGCTGTTATGAAAAAGACACTCGGCCAGTTCTCTTGGGAAGTTAACAAGCAAGGCGAACTGATCGTCACCGACCGCTACAACTTCAACGACGGCGAAAAGATCCAAGCGAAGCACAACACTGACTCCGCAAAGGCTCTTCAGTTTATGAAGATACTTGGGGCTTGGGCGACGCGTAAAGACGTCGGCTGGTACGGCGTCGTTCGTGGGTATGCCGCACTTTACGGCTCACGCGAGGGCGAAGGTGCCTCGTTCAAAATCAATCTTGGAAAAGTTGATCTTGGAAAGGTGGTGGGTAAGCGCCGATCAAAACCAAATAGATAGGAAAAACAATGGGTCAAGTTATAGAAATGGATCCGTCCGCATTGCCGGTCGAACTTGCTAACGCAAATACACGACTGGCGATGAGCGGCAGTGATGTCGGCACAAAGACTGAAGGCCAAGGCTTCTTCGCAAACGTAGGTGATACCTATATGCATGAAACTTGGATTGGTCAGCTTGCACAGCACGGCCTGTATCGTAAGGATCAGGACACACTCTCGTACACCTTTGAACAACCGTTAAACGTCTACAAGTACTTTGACGACAACCAAGAACAGTACGCAAAACTACGACCCCTCCTACTAGATGGTGCGTTCGACGACGTCTTCAGTGAAGAGCAGTTCCAAGACCGCGCTAAACGACTATCAGAAGAGATGGCCGCGCGTGAGCGGATCGCCGAGGGTAGTGGCGGTGGTGCATTCGTTGGTGGACTGTTGTCCATCGCGGACATCTCCACACTGGTGCCCGGCCTTGGTATTGCGAAGAAGATCAACACAGCTACACGGATTGGTCGTATCTTGACTAGCCGTCCTGTGCGTGGTGTGGGAATGGGCGTGTATCAGTCTGCCGTACAAGAGGCGGGTCTCCAAGCCTTCCAAGAACTACGTACGTTTGAAGAGTCTGCCATTAACACAGCAATCGCTGGTGGCTTTGGTGGCTCCCTTGGAGTCCTCGGTGCCGCCATACACCCCGGCTCACTCCTTCACCCTAGCAACCCCAACTACGTCCTACGCCCTGAGAATAAGGTCGTGATGGGTGTTAAGGCCCTCGGCTCACGTGTGTCTGAAAGCCCAGCTTTCGCTCCTGTGATCCGAGGTGGTCAAGTTGCTTGGGACACCGTAGCCTCTGCGCCACTCCCCGGCGCGGTTGGTGGTTCGGTTGGTGCCGCCGCTATTAAGGCGGTTGAGCTTGCTAAAGCAGGTGGCAGTGAAGGCCTTGGTGTTGTTCGCAAAGGTGTACAAGCAGTAGGTAAAGCCGGTGTCTGGACTTTGAATAACACCATCGGCAAAGCAACACCAATCGGTCGTGGCCTACAAGCGGCTTCAGGCAAGATGCGTAACCTGACAGCGACACTGTATGACCTCGGCGGTGTCCTTACTGAAGGACATAAGAAAGGCCAGTACATCGAGTCGATGGAAGACCGCATCAACCTGCGGATGGCTGACTTCAACACAAACGTCCTTATCAGGTTTAGTGAAGCATACACAGGCCTCCAACAGGCACTCGCGAAACTGCAAGGTAAAGAGGTGTCTGCCACTACAGTCTATGCCCGGGACATTCAAAACAACGTCAAAGCCTTTGCTAAAGACGTAGTGGCCGGAACTAAGAACTCAGGACAACCTAGAAACACAAAGTACGAGGGTCGTACTGGAAACCTGTTGAAGGCTGAGTTCGAAGATCTGGTGAGTGCTGTTGCCCACAAGTGGGTACCGATGGAGATGCGCGAGAACCTCGTAGATCGCTTTGGTAAAGACGGTGCAGACCTGATCTTCTCCACCGTTGAGAAGCAGGTGGAAATAATCCGCAACCACAACAAACTCCGCGAGGATAAGCTGGTTGAGTTGGGGATGATGGAAGACAAGGATCGCCTCGGCGAGGACTACGTCTCAAGTCAACTCTGGTACACGCGTGGTCGTAGAGAACAGGCGCGTGGCTTCTTCTTGGCAAAGTTTGCACGTGAGCCCTCTGAAGAGTTCCTCACTGAAAGCGGCTTCACCAAAGAGCAGTTCGATAAGCTGGGTGTAGAGCCTGTTGTTAAACAGGAGACGCGCCGTAAAGATGCCAACTCACCGGAAGAGACTGTTAGCCGGACTATCGACATCAATGAAGGCCTTCGCTTGAAGAATGAATTGTTGTCTGATTGGATTGGTGACCTCCACCAGAACCAACTAGCCGCCATCGAGCAGAGCCTGAAAGAAGCTGAAGAGCGTTACGCAACCGCCGCAAAAGAAGCGGTGCTTTCTGCACGTGAACTCCGCACCACGGCTACTGATATTAAGAATGCCACTGTTGAAGAAGCAGAGGCCATCTTAAAGAAACGTATGGCCGAGCGGGACCTCGCCGTAGCCCAGCGCGATAAAGCAAAACTGGAAGTTCAAAAAGCTAAGACTGATCTCCAGTTGGCTGAAACAGAACTGAAGGCTCGTCAGTTACGTGAGAAGACGATCGATACTAGCCGTCTTGAGAAGCGGGCAAACAATCAAAGCAAAGGCGAAGTTAAAGAAGCCGTAGCGTTGATGGACCTGATCAATAAGGATCCCAACTCTACTAAAGCTGACATGACATCGGCTAAAGAGAATGTGATTGAGACCGACCTCAACCGTGCAAACACAGTCGATGAGATCCGTCAGAAAGCTATTGATGAAAACGCAACATCTCCAATCAGTAATGAGCGGATCGCAACATTGCGTGAGCGTATCAACGGCCTGAATAAGAACCTGTACAAGTTAGACCAACGCATCAAGCGTCTCGACGCCCCTCTTGAGACACTCAAGAACCGGGCGGCTGGCGCGAAGACCGCTCGTCAACACTTGGAGTGGATTCGTACCTTGCGTAATCAGGCCGCGAAAGCGGCTAAAGCTGAGAAGGGTAAAGCAAAGACTGCACTCAAGCGCGCTAAGAAGGCCCACGCCAAAGCAGACAACATGACGCTTGCTGACTACGTAGATAACATGGTTGAGGCTATGTCTTCACGCAACGCAACCCGGCCACCACTTGGCATGATTGATACGTCATTCATGGAGAGTTCACGGCTCAAGATGCGTTCGATCAAACTGACACCTGAAGAGCGCGCACGTGCTGTTGAGATGGGCATCCTTCGTGGTGACCTGATCGGCACAATGGTTGAGGCCGAAGCTGATCTCGCAAAGCACATCTCTTTCCGAGAAACTTTCGGTGAAGGTGGTGGCACCGCTGATGAAATCGTTGAACGTATTCGCCGCGAGGTTCGCGATGAGTATGAGCAATTGATTTCTAACGCCGAGAAAGCAGGTAAGCCGCGCGTGGTTAAGCGTCTCAAGAGTGAAATGCGCGACATGGTTGGTGACGGTAACGCAGAGGGCGATATTGTCAAAGGCTTTAAACGTCAGATGGGGACCCTGTCTCTACCAGACAATCCTGAAAGTCTGCTTGGATACTCTGTTGCTAAAGCACGTGAGTTCAACTTTGTCCGATATGGTGGTGGCTTCTTGGTCTCGTCGTTAACTGACGTTGCTAACGTCACTTTGACCACCGGCTTCGGCACATTCTCACGCGCCAATGCAAAGGCTCTCGATCGCACAATTCGCGGCATGGGTAACCAAGAGATCCGACGTATGGCGGCGGCTCTGGAACTCATTACCCACAACTCCCGTTCAATGAAACTGAACGCGGTTGAGGATATGAGGAACATGACCGGAATTGGTGAACACGGTACCTTAAAACACTACTTCACAAGTACGACCGATCGCGCCCTTGGCGGGCTAGGTCAAGCGACTTCATATTTGTCTGGAATGATGTGGTGGAACACGCGTCTGAAGATGCTGTCCATGATCGAAATGCAACACAATTTCGTTGAAATGGCCGGTAAATACGACCGTCTTCTATCGGAGGCTTCTGCCGGAAACAAAGCGTCTGAGATGGAAATCGCCCAACTTGCAAGTCTTGGTTTGGGCGCAGATCAAATGCGACGTGTCCAGAAGATGCTCTCTAAACACGCTCCTACCGAATATGAAGGTGTCTCCGAACTCAATATGGTTCGTTGGCTCAAAGAAGGTAGTGAAGGCCAAGAGGCATATGGCGACGTATTACGTGCACTTGAGAACACAGCAAACCGCGCAGTGATGACACCCGGAAAAGGGGACACGCCGTTCTTAATGTCTAACCAGTATGCGAAGGCTGTACTTCAGTTTCAAACATACGGTTACACGATTATGAATCGGTTTATGATGCCCGCCTTTCAGCGCATGGCAAGCCACGGCGACATGGAAGCATTCATGTCACTTGGATTGGCATACATGATGGGTAGTGCAGTCGTCTCTATTAAGGACATCATCAACGACGGTGAGATCAAAGATCGAACACTCACACAGTGGGGGTATGACTCTTTGGATCGGGCGGGCTTTACGGCCTACCTCTCCAGCTATCTCTCCGCAGGTGCAAGGCTGACGGGTGCCGTGGAAACCACACGATACGCGCAAGACCGTAACCTGTTGGCGTTGATTGGTGGTCCAACAGGCAGTTTGGTTCAGGACATACACGACCTGACTACTGCCACTACTGCTGGTGACGGTGAGCGTGCGCTCAGAGTCGCACAAAAACTTACGCCCTTCCAAATGCATCAAAAGCTAATTGGAATTGCAATGGGGCAATAACTTCGGGGGGGCTTCGGCTCCCCCTTCATCTTTTAAAGGGGATAACGATGGCATACGCACGTTCCGTGTTTAACATCGATGCGGCAAAAGCCGGTCTTCCCGATCCTCAGAATCGTCAGTTTGACGTTGATTTCCCTTACCTCGATAAGGCACACGTTAAGATTCAATCTGATGGGGCGGAAACACTTCAGTACGAGTGGATTAACGACTACCGAATTCAACTAGACGACGCACCTAATGCTGGTGGCGTTGTTGCGATTTTTCGGGAGACCTCACCCACCGAGCGTATGGTGGATTATCAGACAGGCTCTGTTCTTTCTGAAGAGGTACTCGACCTCGACTCTTTGCAGGGTTTCTATCTCGCGCAAGAAGCAAACGACATTAAAGAAATTGCGCTGGCCCGTAACGCGGTCAACCAATTTGATGCCGACAACAGCCGAATTGAAAACCTAGCGTCACCTGTTAACCCCGGAGACGCTGTTAACTTAGCATTCTTTGGTAATAACATTGGTGCAATCACAGCCGTCAATGCAAACCTGACAGCTATCACTGCCGTCAACGCAAACATTGAAGATGTTAAGGTTGTGGCAGACACGTTAGATTCAATTCAAGAAATTGCTTCTGGTGACACCGCAAGCAATATCAACGCGTTCAACGCCTATTACAAACGTCAAGCCACAGCACCAACCGGTGTGGTGGAAGGCACGCTATGGTTCGACACGCAAACAGACACGTTGAAGGTATTTAATGGTAGTGCCTTCCAACCTTACAACACATCAGTTCAAACCGAATTCCAAGGTTTGAAAGTTGATAGTGACGGGATGCTGAAGTGGACGCATGGAACAGCAGACGACACGTTCGTGTCCGAAGACTACGACGACTGGTTCTTCGCGCTGTCAGATGTCGAGATCTTAATTGATGCCAATGGGCACCTGAAAGTGAGGTACTAATATGTTTGAAGTCGATCTTGGAAAAGTGCGCTTCAACTGGAAGGGTGCATGGGACGCTGGTGTTACATACGCACCTAAAGACTGTGTCACTTATGGTGGCACGACTTACACAGCTATCGTGACAAGTAAAGGCGTTCTCCCTACGGACAACACAAAGTGGGACATCATGGCCCTTGGTTCAGACCTTGGCTCGTTGTCGGTTTCTCCCGGAGACTTCTTCTATTACAACGGCACATCACTACGACGCCTCGCGGCGGGTAGTAATGGTCAAGTATTGAAGATGGGATTGAATGGCACACCAAGCTGGTCGGACCCAGACCTACTGTCGCCAATCATCCAGACAAGAAACTTTGTGGACTACAACCGCACGAGTGTTAATAACGGTCAATTCTATTATTTCGGACAAAGCTCGACAGGTGTTTCGATCACACCTCGAAAAATCACCAGCCTCATCCGTGTGCGTATGGATCTATTCTCAGAGCCAAACACGCACGATTGCTGTTATCGCGTCCAATACTCAAAAGACAATGGCGCAAACTGGTCCAACATGAGATTGGCGACAGTCAACCAAAACGTGCACGGTATGTTCCAAGGGTATGAATACTCTGGTGACTACAGTTCAACACCCTCTCACTCCAACTTTGAGTTGGTACAGGCGTTCTC